GAAGCCCAACTTAATGTTCCACTACCATTAGTTGTTAATGCATGGCCATTAGAGCCATCTGCGGTAGGTAGTGTATATGTTATATCACCAGATTGTGTGCCAACTTGTAATGCTGTATAATTAGTTCCATTATCAGTATCTTCATATAATCTTAATTGACCCGGCCCAGTTGCACCATTTGCAATACCAACATAGCCACCATCATTAATATCTAATAATGTTCTTCCATCATATTGTTGAAAGAAAATATCTTTAGCATCAGTTAATGGTTTAATAATTACATCAGAAGAACTTTGACTAATACTTAAAGTAGAATTTGCAACTTTAAATGAACCATCATCATCAATTTTAGCTACTTCTGTTCCGTCATACTGTTTAAAAATAATATCTTTAGCATCAACTTGATTTTGAAATACTACATCTGAAGAACTATTAGTTACTTTTAAAATATTAGTTCCACCATCTGCAAATACTAAATCTGCACCATCGGCATCTAAAATAATATCACCCGGTACATCTAGTGTTAAATCACCAGAATCTACCTTTATCTTTTTATTTGCACCATCTAGTTCTATATTTGCCATTATACTACCACTAAGTTACCTTCAACTGTTATAGTTGCGTTTATTGTTATAGGCCCTGCTACTACAGAATTTTTTACTATTTGATTTTTATCAATAGTAGAATCATACTCTGGAAAAGATTCTCCACCTGGAGTATCTCCTATATAGATTGGGCCACCTACTTCTGTTGTCATGTTATCTCCTATGTACTTATTGCGTCAACTACACTAATCCACGCATCAATGCCGTTAGCTGTTCCACATAAACCTTTGACTACATCACCCGATTGAAGCACTAGCTTCGAGCCACCCTGTATTAATTCTACAGAACTTCCCGGAGGTATGCTTAAAGTTTTTACAATATAGCGGTCTGTTGAACCACCTTCTGTAATATAAACATCCACTGTTACAGCCGCAGTTAATATGTTAGCTAATCTCAATCCAACAACTGCATCATCTGAATTAGATGTGTAGATTGTTGTAGCAGAGTTTGTTACTCTTGCTCCATTGGATTCAAAATCTTGTGCCATATTATCTCCTATTTATTGTTAAACTAAAGGGCAATTGCCATTGCTGTAGCAAAGCCTTTACTTGCAAAACTTGCATTTGAATTTATATAAGTAGTCATATCCGTTACAGCTACTTGTTTCATTGTTCCGTTATCATTAATTACCATTCTATCAGCATCTGCTAAAGTAGTGCTTGTTGCAGATGTGTCTCCATCCATAATATTAAGTTCAGTTGCTGTTGATGTTACTCCATCGAGTATATTTAATTCTGCCGCAGTAGATGTAACACCATCCAAGATATTTAATTCAGCCGCAGTAGAAGTTACCCCATCTAAAATATTTAACTCGGAGGCTGTTGAGGTTACACCATCTAAGATGTTTAACTCTGCTGTTGTTGCAGTTACACCATCTAATAAATTTATTTCTGTAGCTGTTGATGTTACTGCTACGTCTTCATTTATTTTTGGCGAAGTTAATGTTTTGTTTGTTAGTGTATCTGTTGATACAAGAGAGACTAGCGTTGAATTAGCACCTGCCGGTAATAATAAAGTATTTGTAACACCGGCTGAGTGTGGCTGAGAAGCAAGAGTTTGTCCATGTGAATTACTTTCACAATTAAATACTACTCTACCAGAGTTTGTATTACCTCTTACAACAACAGTTCCAGTTCCATTAGGAGCTAAATCAATAGTTGCATTTGATGTAGTAACAATATCATTACCATTTAAATCTAAATTACCACCTAGTTGTGGAGTAGAATCTTCGGATACATTAGATATTGCACTAGATGTTGCTAATCCAGATACTAATGTACTTCTTGCTATTTTTTTAAGTCCACCACCAGAAGTATCTACTGCTAGTAATACATCATCAGATGCTACAGAGGATATTTCAGATAAACTTCCTACAGCAATAGAGTTAAAGTTTGTACCATCAGCTACTAATAAATTACCTGCTGTGTTAGTACCCATTGTAATATCATCACCAGATACTGTTAAGTCACCAGATATAGTTAAGTTTCTAAACCCTGTTAAATCTTTATTAGAATCTACAATAACTGCTTTTGAAGCAGACACTGTTCCTGCTGTAATACCATCTACTAAGTTTAACTCAGACGCAGTTGAGGTTACACCATCTAAGATATTTAACTCAGCCGCAGTTGCAGTAATTGCAGTGCCATTAAAGTTTATTGCGTCAGCATAAACCGTACCATCAAAATAAGCATCTTTAAACTCTAGTGAGCTAGTTCCTAAATCTATATCATTATCTGTAGATGGTACTATTGAACCATTGTTAAATGTAAACTGAGCATCTCCACCTGCCGTTATTGTAATGACATCAGAACCACTAAATGTAATTGATGTGTTAGTATCTGCATCTCCAGAAATACTGTCTAGTTGCAAGGCTCCAACATTTGATAGGGCCGCATCCCCAAAGTCTAATGCACCTGCTACTGTTAGTGTACCAGATATATCTACATTACCATTTATATCAATTGTTGTTGCCGCTATTTGAACTTCTGTATCAGCAACAATATCTAATTGTCCATCGGCTGATGAATTAAGATATATTGCTGTATCTCTAAATTGTAATTTTTCTGTGCTACCTACAAGTATGTCATCTGAAAACTCAAAGTAGTCTTCATCTTCCATCCATTTTAAAACACCATCATTTGATTCCCCATCAAAAGTAACTGTTATATCTGTACCCGATGTTGCATCTCCAATAGTTATAGATGTGCCGAGTAACTTAGTAATTGGGCCACCTTCAGCACTTGTCCCATCATGCGTATGCCCACTGCTAGAAGCAAATGCCGCTAGTAGTTGGTCAAACTCTGCATTAAAATGCGATGCTTCAATGGTAGCTCCATCAACAATAGTTGATGAACTCTGTCTTGTGTATGTTGCTCCCATATGTTACCTTCTTCCTCCTGGTGTAAATTCCATTTCAAAACCTTTTAAAGATATTGGACTATTTGTTGTTGCATCTAATATTTTTGTTGCTACTGTAAATCCACTACCTTCAACTGATTGCCTTATTAAACTAGAGCCTGTTGACCCATAAACTGCAGTACCATAAGCAGATTCAGATAAACCATATTCTGCTATATTTCCTGTTCTGCTAAGAGTATAAGCCTCTGGCTGTGGTACAGCGTCATCACTAAAATCATACTCTAATAAAAAACTTGATGATAAAGTCCCAGTGGGATTTACATTCCATAAAACTCTTTGAAAATTTTTTCTAAGTCCAGGGTCTCCCATTGTCATATCGGGTGACCTGTAAATTCCACTTATATTTTTTGTTGTGCTAGCTTGTGTAAATACATTACCAGATTCTTGTATGTATACATATCCATCGTATCCACCGCTAATAATTGTTTCTGACCCAGATATAAATGCAGAATCTGAACTCGATACTTTTAAACCTTTTAAATCTGCATACTCAAATCCTAATTGTTCTGTGTTTGGATTTGCTTTGATGACAGCTAATAACCCTGCTGATGAATCTTCTGCTTGAGTAGTCCCAGTGGGAAAGAATATTCTGTATTGCGATTTACTTCTTATTACTAAAGAATTAATGTTATGAGTAGTTATACTATTAATTCTTTGTTGTATTTGTTTTGATACTGTACCTAATTCTACGTCACCAATTCTTTCTGTACCTGCAATAGTTCTAATACCATCTGGTGCTAAAAATATAACATCACCTGCAAGCTCCTGTATACTTCTACCATCTACGCATCCTATTTTTCTAGTTACTGCGGTTACAACAAAATCAGTTCTTGATGTTCCAGATATTTTAAATATTTTATCTTGTCCAAATACAAACAAATCATCACGAAAGACTTTAAGTCCTACTATCTCTGTATCTACTTTTATTGTTCCACCACCATTACCATTAGTAAAATCATTTGTTTCAAATGGCCCCATAAAACTAAGCTCTTGAATATTAGAACTATGTCCTGCAAAAAATATGTGGTTCTTAAATACTTCTACAAATTTAAAATTAGATGTTCCTGTAGCGTTTACTACAGATGTACTAAATGATGTATTTAGTATTTGTGGGTTTGATGTTCCTGTTGCAATAATAATTTTATCAGTGCCATCAAAGTTAAACAATCTATGTTCATAGTTTTGTGTAGGTGTTCCTAAACCTGTTATAGTAGATGTCCAACTACCAGAACCAGAGCTACCCCTAACAATACTACCGCCCCTTGCCGCTAATACTACATCATTAAATATAGCAGTCATTACTACTCGTTCTGATGACGCAGAAACTTGAGGAACAATATTACTATTATACTTTGTAGTTCCTAATACTTTTTTGTATCCNCCTTCAATATCTGGCTCAAAGTTTTGTAGTTGCAATGCTTCTCCTGGAGACATTGAAAATACATCTTTGTTNAATATCAAACCNCCGCCTAAACTTACGACAGCAGGTTGTAATTGAGAAGTATCTGGCATTAGTATGTAAACACAGAACTAGATACAGAACCTCTTGAAGACATTTCAATATTTGTTCTAGTATCTTTCATGTAATCTTGTTTGTTTAATGCTTCTACCCTTATTCTTTTTACTCCATCTTCATACTCTGCATTTGCAATATTAGCTGATGGTATGTCTGACCTTAATTTATACGCATAGTATTTTGCTCTATTAACAACAACATCTGAATATATATCTGGTAAATCTAATGTATCTGTTGCACTAGATAATTCTGTGTGAGATTTGTAATAATGATAATTTATTTCGTATGAATCTCTATCGGGTATTGGAGATATTCCATAACCTAAATTATCTTGCGTTCTATACACTGATTTAGGCTTTGAGTAGTGGTCACTACTATTTACTTTATCTCTGTGAATAATACCTTGTAAATAATTATCATAACTAATGTATTGTAATTTTGTAGGAACAACATCTTTTTCTGACACACGAACAAAATCCACATCCATGTTTGTTTCTGTAGATGTATTATTTAATGTAATAAATGTAGTCTGTGATGTTGCAGTAAAAGTGGCATCTAGTATAGCACCTTTACCAAAATCCGAAACAGTTAGTGTGGTATTTAAATTTTGTGTTCCTTCCGCCGCAGTACCAACTTGTACTTTTAACGCTTGCCCTGTGCTGTTAGAATCTAGCACCCTTACTTGTAATCTATAGGGTTGATTAACTACTGTTGAAATAGATTGATGAGCGGCAAAATCATTTAATCGTAATCTGCCATTACCTCCACTATTATACGCCGCACTTCCAGAACCTGCAATAGTAGTCCAACTATTTATATTAGATGTAAACTCTCCATTAGTTACAAGTTCTTTTGGTATAATATAAAAAGAATCAAAATCTGCTACTCTAAAAGCAGAAGGAAATGTATACTCTTGTTGACCAGA